CTGAGCCTTGGTCATTATAAAGTGAACCTTGACCTATCGCAATATTATTATCGCCATCTAGCATAGCTCTTCCAGCGTGTGTTCCAATAAATGTATTAGAAGTGCCAGACGTAATTGAGTATCCAGCTCTCCATCCCATAAAGTTATTATTTGTGGCGCCCGAATTAGAACTTCCGCTGCCAAAGCCAGCCTCGTGGCCTATAATATTATTATATGAAGCAACTTGATTAAAACCAGCCGAAGTTCCTAAAAACACATTTTGTTGATGCGTTGTCAATGATTTGCCAGCTTGATAACCCATTAAAGTATTCTTATCACCAGATGTCAAAGAATTTCCAGCTTGATAACCTACTGCGGTATTATTGCTGCCAGTTGCAGTTGGCATAACATTATATCCTAAAACCGCATTATTTGAACCAACACTATTAGCTTTTAAAGAGTTTGAACCAACTGCTACATTATCAGCACCAGAACCAGTTCCAGTTCCACACCTTTGACCTATAAATACGTTTTGAGTACCAGTATTTCCTTTTCCAGCTTGATAACCTAAAAATGTTCTATATGTAGCAGTTGTACCACTATAACCAGCTTCATATCCTATATATGTGTTATCATTTGCAGAAGTTTGTGAGTAGCCAGCTTTGTAACCTATTGAAATATGACCAGTTGCAGAATTAACTCTACCAGTTTCATAACCAATTCCAACAGATTGTGAACCGCCACCGCCATTTAGGGCAAAATAACCTACTCCAGTATTACTTGCACCACTATTGCCCCAGCCAGATTGATAGCCAATGTAAACAGCTGAACTTGATGAACTTACTCTACCAGCTTGGTAGCCAATGACAACAGAGTTTTGACCCGCTGAAATGTCAAATGTGCCGCTTCCTATCGCAACATTATTTTGTTTAGATGTATTATTTATGCCTTTACCAGCTCGATATCCAATCGCTACATTATCATTTGCGGTTGTTGCACTTAATCCAGCATCATTACCCATAAAGGTATTATTAGTACCACTTGTTAAAGCATTTGCAGCATCTATACCAAGTGCAGTATTCCCTTGAGGGTTACCACTTAAACTGCTTGGGGATTCGCCTACATACAAAGAGTCAGTATCAACTAAACAATCTGTAAGACCGTTTAAGCTTGATGCACCACCACCGCCAGTTAAATTGGCTGGTGTTATTCTGACGTTGTCAGTTCCGTCATAACCTACAACAAAATCTACATCAGAAGTCGAGGTTTTTACTGTAAATTCACTAAATTTTTTATTTGCCATTTTATTTTATTTTATTCTAAAGTTATATTAATATCTTGTTCTGTTAGTAAGTAATCGCCATTCTCCGCTAAAACCTCAAAGAAAGGTGTAGGACTTGGGTTTGCATCATCATAATAAATACCACCCCATCCATTTTCTTCTGGTAATCCCCAGTAAGTAGTGTCATATATTTTGCCCCAACTCATACTTTTTCTTTTTTATTATTTTTATTCATTTTCTTTAATGCCTCGTCTATGTACCTTTTTAGTTTGATCAGGTTTGTTTCTTTTACCTTATATTTCATAACACCCAGCCTTTGAACGTTGTGTCGGTATCTGGGTCAATTTGGTCGTTACTATTTGTGTTGTACTCTGGGAACAAGTTATCATTAAAACTAAGGTAATCTACAAGACGAGTAGAGTAATAGTTAGCGTATTCTCTTGCTTTAGATACTAAGTAATCTACTTCGTTTTTATCTACGTTCTGTGCGGTTTCGCTACTGTGCTTAAACACACCACCATTTTTTATTTGATAAGCAGCAAAAGGTATGTAGTTCATTTGTGCAAACCATATTAAAGTAGGCTGAACGTATGTGTTTACTAAACTTAAATAATTACCAGCTAAAGAACCAGCAACAATATCAGCACTTATCTTATTGTAGAGGTCTGTGCCTAACAAGTTTTGTATGTCGATTTGCTGTGCTACCTTGATAAATTGAATATATTTGTCTACATCAACATTACCATCAATGATAGAGTTTTTAACTAAATCCGTTCTGTTTATAAATAGTGCTGTTGCCATTAGTTCTTAAATCCTATTTTGTTCCAATATTCAGCGGTATAACCTTTATACTTCATATCCTTTGGTGCTACTGGTACTTTCTGAGCGTTTGCCTCTGGCTTAAAACCTCTTGACCTTGCTTCTGACGTTGTAATTGCATCGCCTAAGCCTTTAGCACCATCCTTGCGCACATACGTCTTTCTAAGCCATTTATGCTGACACCTTGCACCGCCCTTGTATAGCCATATACTATATGTGTCGCTTCCACCCTTACCAAAACCAGCATTAACTACTTTGGTATCCATTGATATAATATCTTCTTTGCGGTAAACCTTTTTAGCATCTACCATTTTTTTGCAGAATGGTCTTGAATTTGCGCTGTATCTTTGCGGACTGTACATATACCTTACTAAAAAAGTATTACCTTCTTCTTTGGTTTGTTTGCTTTCGCCATCTTGTTCGCTTTCTCTAAAAGGCTTTGCGCTACCAGTACTTACAAACTCCCATATTTTAGCAAGTGTACTTTTTTCTTTTGGTTTGTTTAAGTCCGTAATAACCTCGTCTAAGCCATCTTCTTCGTCATAGTTTACTTCGCGCTCATCCATTACGTCAAAGTCGCTTAAAAGGTCTGATTCGTCTTCCCCTAAGTCTATTAAGGCGTCTGCTATGTCGCTACCTAATTCCTTTGGCAAATCTTTGGCTAATTTTACGCCAGTTTCTTCTTCTCTCGTTTCTTCGTCTTCTACGTTTTCAAGGTCTGTAAACTCGAGCGGTTGTAAGGTCTTAAAGTATAGTTTTAAAGAGATATTATTGTAAGCTAATATGCTATCAAAGGCATCTATTAAAAGGTGCTGAAATGGTCTAATAACTGTGTTATCCATTAAGACCGAAGCAGTTTGTAGTTCGTCTGCATTATTGCCCAAGCCAGTACTGTCTTTAATTCCTAAAAGCATAGGAGAAACAACTCGGTGCGCTACCATAATCTTTTTGCCACTCTCATCGCTTAAGAACTGGTATTGGTTATGCGCATCACTTAATTGTATTGGCTCTATTGTTGCTTGGCTCTCTGCGTTATCATTAAACGCAAGTATAAACTTACCAGCGTTGCTTGAGCCACTAAATTTAGAGTAGATGCGGTTTTCTAAGTTTTGGCGTTCCTCTGCGTTTGGTGTGCCATTGTTAAAGTTGATTAACATTGACGGTGCTAATCCGTTAAGTATGTTGTTTAAGTGATAGTTGCTTATTTCTTCTTCTAACTCTGCATACTGTAAACCACCTTGATAGTCTGGACTTGAATAGTATTTATATCCTGCTCTGTAAGGCTTAACGTATATAATCTCAATACTTTCTTTGGAATAGCCAAAAGCTGGTATGCGTTTCAGTTCTGTTCTTGGTTTTACATTAGACCAATCATCACTATAAAAATACCCAGTTATTTCGCCTTTCTCGTTACACTTCTCAGCTCTTAAGTTCTCTACTGGGATGTGTTCTACTTGTGCTATTGTTTTTCTATCCTTACTGTAAATAACTTGAATAGCGCATTGACCCATTAGCTTAAGGTCGTAACACAACTTGCGCACACAATCCTTATGAAACAGAGTAATCATTTTAGCGTATTGCTCTGGCTTTCTATTGCTGTCTAAAGCATCTAAGCCTTTTCCGTAAATCATTTGACTAACACCATTAATAATAGCGTTGTTTGTAGGACTTCCGTTGTAGCGGTCTATTAAGTAACCAAAGTAGTTGTTATCACTACCATAGGCTACCCATTGTTTGTTAGACTTCTCTACAATCTCTGGACTTGTGTAGGTGCTTAAATTAACTATTCTTAAATCGTTCATAAAATAATATAATCGTTATCAAAGCTATTCTCTGTGGTGTATTCGCCATCATTTACAGAATAGTAATCGTTGTTAGCTTGGTTTATAGTTTGATCTGTGCAAAAGACTTTATCTTTGTAAATAACAGCAGCACCATTCTTTATCTCAAGCGCATAAAAATCGCCCTCAGTCAATGTACCAAAAGCAGCTACAAATGACATATAGTTGCCATCTGTTGAAGCAGTAGGAGTTTTATTTATAGTTGTGCCAGTACTTTCACTTGTTAGGTTTACAGTAATTGCACCGCTAATAAATTGGCGTGGTATAACCTTAAAAGTTTTATCGCCATTAGTTCCTATAATCTTCATACTAATATATAAACAAAACTATTTTATTTTGTATAAAAAAAAGCCTCCCCAAAAGGAAAGGCTAATTTTCTTTATGTCGTAAACCAAAACGGACATAGGACAAATATACAAAAATATATTTAAACCTATGCTGGTGAGATTGGAGTTGCAGAAGCTACATCTGGAACAGTACAGAAGAACGGAGGAAAAACCTCAGTTGCTACTGCTGTAATCGTAAAGCCTTGTAAATCTCCAGCAGCTGCACCAGTAACAATAGTACCGCCAGTGATTTCAGCACCGTTATCTCTACCTACTAACAAATACTTAGTAACTCCAGCACCATTAGGGTACATTTCTACAACGTAATGCGCACGACCTCTGTTTAAGAGTTTTATCTCTTCTTGTGTCGCTACGTCTAACAGTTGAAAGGTAACATTTAAAGTACTTTCGTAAAAAGTAGTTCCGTTTTCTCTGCTTGATGTTACAGTAGTTTCTAAAGAACTTAAACCGCCCTTTACTTCAAACTTAAAGAACTCAGCGGAGTTGTCCGTTGGTAGTGTTATAGTACCACTACTATCACTTAAAGCAGCAATGGCAGCACTATAATCTAAGATGTAAATATTTTTAATTCCAGCAAAGGCGGTCTTACATCCAACCCCTCTACCTTTTGTTATTGCACAAGCCATATTTTTTTAGATTTAATAAAAAAGGGTAGGCAGTTTTGCCCACCCTCTTTATGTTAGTTAATTAATTTATTAAGAATAAAGCACTATATCGCTACCAATTCCTATCTGAACGCCGGCAGTATATCGCATTACTACGCGGACATTCTGAGAACCATCAAGGTCAGCCATATCAATTACTTTAACCTCGTTTCTGTCATCTAAAAGACCAGTTCCAAAGAACAAGTTAGACTTCTGAGCAAGTACAGCTTCGTTATCTCCAAGACCTTTAGCAACAAAGATGTTGATACCCTCGAAAGATAACTCGCCACCGTTGTACCAAGTTGTACCTTTGTTGTCGATACCATTTGCACCTACGTTAGAAGCAAAACCACCTAAAGCACGAATATATGCTCTTGCGATGTTTGTTGAAACGTAAAGCGTTAAATCTTCTTTACCTAAGATAGCTGATGGTGCAGCATCTACAATAGCACCTAACTGAGCAATTACGTTTGCACTTGTTACAGTAGCTTTAGCAACATCTACAACAGTTGCATCAGCACCCATTAAAGTAGCAAAGCCATCAAAAGAACCTTCTCCAGCAGAACCACTCCAGATAGAAGTTTCAGTTGCGTTAGCAACCTCAGCAGCTACTCTTGAAATAACATAGTCAGAGAATAAAGGAGGCAATTGGTCAAAGGCAGAAAAACCCATTTGAGCAGCTTCCCAATCTGAGTGTAATTCTTTCTTACAGATTTGTAGGTTTACTTGTAGTTCGGTTGGTGTTAGTACTTTCTCAGTCAATGTAAGACCAGAAGTAGTAGCATCAAAATCACAATCAGCAGAACGTACCAAGTTAGAAAAAGTTCCTACTTTCATAGCAGCTTTGTACTTGATGTTAGGCAAGATTGTTACAGCCCCAGCATCTAAGGTTGAAGCAGATAATAGGGCAGCACCTAAGTACTTCCCAGCAAATTCTCCAGCATAACTGGATGATGTAATAGTTGGATTAGCCATTTAATATAAATTTAGTTGTTAATTATTTTGTTCATTACTCTATCAAGTGTGCTTAGTTTTCTTTTTGTAGCAAACTTGAAATTTTGTTTTGTTTGTACCTCTGGGTTAGCCTTAATTGGCTCAGCAGCTGGTTGGTTTAGTTCCTCTTGCACTTCTTCTGGTACTTCGCTTAACTCTAATTTCTCGTGTTTAGCAAGTTCCTCAGTCATAAGGTTACCAAGTTCGTCAGCACTTAAGTCCTCTTTAGGCTCTAACATAGCTTTGATTTCTTCAATCATTTCTTTAACCTCAGCAAGTTCTCTTTTAGTAGCGTACATTTCTTTTTTGTCTTCTTCTTCTTCTTTAGCCTCTACTTCTTCTACTTCTTCTTCCTCAGCTTTAATCTCGCCAATAAGACCTTCTTCTGCTACTACTAAAATACGTCCGTCTTCCATTTGGTATTCGCCAACTGGTACGGCAATTTTCTCATCTTCAGAAACAATAAAAATCTCTTTACCAGCCTCAAAACTTTCAGCTTCCAAGATAGCACCGTTCTCTAAAGTTTGTTGCTCAAGCTTAATCTCTTCGGACAAGCCTACAACTTCTTTGATTTTTGATATCATATCATTTGTATTCATATTAATATATAAGTGTTAAAAATTAATTTTGCATTTTTAATAATCTTTTGCATTTATCTCTTGAATAAGTTTTTCTAATTTGTTTACCTCATCTTTTATATCCTTTTGTTCAATAGCTAACAAATCATAATTGTAATCAATTCCAAGTTTTTTTGCTTCAGCTTCTAATTTATTTATAAGATTACTTAAATCTGTAGCGTTTTTTAATGAAGTTTTTATTAAAGACTTTGACTTATCAGAAAATGTTTCTAAATCTCTAACAATAGAACGTACTTCTCTTTTTCTTTTGTTAATTTCTTGAATAGATTTAGATATTGCTCTATAATCTTCAACAACAATATTTGCTTTTTTATTAACATCATCAATTAAAGCAAGTTGTACCTTTTGTGTAGATAGTTCTTCTTTGTTTAAGTGTTTTAATACTCTTTTGTAATTACTCATTTTTTAATTTATTTGTTTGTTATACGTTACCTACACCTTGCGCCCTTAAACTTCCATCACAGCATTTGGTTTTGTAAGTGTTATCTTCACACAAACAACCGCCTCTGCGACTTCCTTTAGGACTTGTTTTACTTGGTGTTATAAATCTTTTAAATAGTTTTCTCATTTGATTGGAATACAATTAGGTACTAACTTTCCGTTTTTCATTTTCATTCCGTACTGCTCATATCCAGCGGTACAAGGTGCTTTAAGGTTGTGTTGTTCGCAGGGCATAAACCAAGTCTTACCCTCAAACTCGTGTGTGTGGTATTTATCACATCCGATATCTTGTGCAGCCTTTATTGCAAGTTCTTTAGTGGCATAAGCCAAGCGGTCATTTATAATAGCCATACTATCATTGATAACCTCACTTGCCAACTCAATTTCGCCAAGTTCTTTTAGTTTGCTCTCTGCCCAACGCTTACCAGCTTTACCACCCCACAATAAATAAGAGATAGTGCCACAAGCCTTAGTATCGCCTTCATCGTAATACTCCTCAGCTCTTGACAAGTAGGAATACATACGTTTAATAGTTTCCTTAGAGATTGGCTTACCTTGTGCTAATTGTGTCGCTCGAACTTTACCGACTTGTGTAGCGCATTTGTTATTAACCTTCTCGTTTAATTCTAAGCCTCTTTTAGCGTTGTTCTTTACTCCGCTTGGGTAATCTGTGTAGCTTTCAAGAATCATCTTCTTACCGCCCTTAACACGCTTATCGTTTTTAATGATAGCCTTTACTTGACTTAGTAAATACTCTGCTTCGGCTTCTTCTATCTTAGCAAGTTCGTTTTGCTTTTGCTCGTCTGTCATATAATCCCCTAAAGTTTTGTCTTTGGGTCTTTCCATTTTGTCAGCGAAGTAGCCCTCTATGCTAAAACCTTTAACCTTACCAGTCTTTACAAACTCATTCCAGATCTGGTCATTGTTTACTTTTACAGCACCTACCCAAGTACCTAAAGGCAAGTCCATACCATACTTTACAGATTTGTCGTGTACCTTATCTTCTACAAGCCAACTCTCTACTAAACTAAGTCCGTTTAATTCGTATTGGTGTTCTAAGGTTGAATTGTTTTGTTTGCCTTGCATTAAGTACATTTGCGAGGCTTTTAAGACAGTATCTTTTGAGAAATATATGTAGTACTCATCTTCTCCGTTGCGTCTGTATATAGGCTTGTTTGGTATAAGTAACGCACCCATTAAAATGCGCTTCTCTTTGTCTACCTCTGCAAGTTTAAACTCTTGTGATTTAAGGGCAATAAAATCTTCTTCGATTGCTGGGTTTTCTACTACGCTAATAGCTTCTATCCCTATTTCTTGGTCTTCGTCTAAAATGAGTTCTACAATTCGCATATTAATATATAATAGATTTTAATTTATTTTGTATTTATAAAGTTGCGCCCTCGACTATGTTATTTTCAAGGCTTTGTGCTGTTGTTACGTCATTGGCTACTACGAACGCTTGGACTGGTTGTTGTGTCTGTCCACCTATCGCATCAGCTAATTGGTTTGTATCACTTGCGCCTACTATATTAAAGGATGGTGCTTGTACTTGCGCACCGCCGCCACCACCGCCACCGCCAGAAATACCACCAACATTGGTTTTAGGTACTTTAGTGCTTAAAATTGTTTTAACATTTTTTAGTCCAGTAGCAATTATGGCAACAGCTTGAGCAATCCCAGCGGGGCCTGGAAAGGCCGCAATGGCTTTGTTTGCACCTACATAAGTGTCAATAGTTGCAGAAGCAACCCCTAAAGCCTTACCAGCAGCAGTACCCTCTCCAGCGATACCAGCTAAAGTGCCAATAGCACCACCAACAGCCTCAGCATTGGCTATTTTTGCGTCTTTAACTTCCTTTTCAATCTTTAACTCTGCTTCTGCTTTAGCTTCTGTGTTTGCTAAATCTTCTGCATCAAAATCAGCGTTTAATTCTTTTAATTTAGTTTGATAGTCATTTTCAGCAGTTAGTAATAGTTCGTTCTTTTGTTGTTCGTCTGTTACTTGTCTGTCTATTAATTCTTTTTGTAATTGATATTGTTGTTTAAGTTCTTCTTTTTGTACTTCTCTTTCGCTTTTACCAATTAAAGCAAGTTCGTTTTGTATTTCTTTTTGCTCTTTTAATAAAGAGTTGGTGTTAGTTTGTTGCTCACTTCTAAAACCAGTTATTTGTGCTTCAATAGCTGCTTGCTCGTTTAAGGCTTCTTGATATGCCTTTTGAAGTTCTATGTTTTCTTTATTTTTAGAAAGTTCTGCTGCTGCTGCTGCCACTAAAATATTAGCGTTTTTCATCATTACCTTCTCTTGCTCATCTAAAACCTTGGCTAACTCTTCATTAGCTTTTATACGTTCCTCTATGCTCTTACTTTCGTCATCTCTTGTCTGTCTTAGTTGCTCTGCTTGTCTATCGTATTTTTCAATTAAACCTTGATTTATAACAGCGGCTAACTCTGCTGACTTTGCTAACTTTACATTTTCAGAAGCAGCCTTAAAGGTTTCTGTCGCATAATTCTTTACAGCCTCTGTTGCTTCGCCTACAAACTCAGTAGCTTTGTCAAAAGTGTTGTTTACACCAGTTAAAACGTCTATACTTTCTTTACCAGCACTTTTAACATCTTCTAAAGCACCAGCGAAATCTCCACTAAATACTTTTTTTACAGCACTTGCTAAAAAACCAAGCGTATCTAAATAACTTTCAAACCGCTCTTGTATGTTTTTTTTAAAAGCATTTGCAAAATCAATAAGTGATTGTTTTGGGTTTTCAAATATAGCCTTAAAAAACTTTACTACTCCAGATGTGTTATTTATTATAAAACCTACAAAGTCATTAAAAGCAATACTAAGAACTTCCATAGCTGTATTAAACCCATCAGCAACCTTTTGGTTTTGCATAAATATCTCAGATAGCTTGGATAAAGCACCAATAACTAAACCAATACCAGCAGCCTTGATAGCTACCCCAAGACCTTTAAAAGCCTTTGATATTCCACCAACGCCTTTACCAGCAGTTGCAGCACTTTTATCAAGACCAGTTAAACCACTATCAATAGATTTAATACCAGCTAAGGCATCTTTACTTTCTACGTCTATATTTATTGTTTTTTCTATCGCCATTGTATCTCTTGTTTAAGTGCTTTGTACCCCTCTTTTAGTGTTGTAGGTAGTTTATGTTTACCTTGTGCTATACGGATTCTTTCTGTTTCTCCGTTTGCGTGTTTTAAAAGTTCAAGTATTTGTTTTATCATTATTCCAGTATTATTGTGTCTGACCCCTCTGTTATAAGCGTATCTCCATTCTCAGCTAATGCTGTTGATGCTAAGTCTGTTGTTGCAAAAACTATTCTATCTTCTGAAAAAACTACTTGGCTGCTTATTGTGTATCTTGTTCGTATAGCTAACTTGTAAGTTATTCCGCTGTCTAAACCAGTAAGTGTTCTTCCACTTATATCGTTGCCTAAGGTTTCTACAAATGTGTCATCTTTGTAAACGTCATATCCAGTAATGTTGTCTGTGTTTAACGCACCAGCTGGAATCCATCCTAAAGAAATGCTTGTACTTGTGGTAGCTGTAACATTTAAACCAGATAATCTTGGCAAAAATCCAAACTGTGAATTTGATACACCAGTAACACTCTCGCTTAAGGTGTATAATTCTAAAGAGCTTTTGTTTGTTAGCAGGTTAGTTTTTATTGAGTTAATTCTGTAAGATTTGTTGCCTATTACAAACTTATCGTTGAGGTTGTAGTTTAACAGTATGTGTAAAGGCAAGAACGCTTCTACCTTTTTTATTCTGCCTTGTCTGTCGTATATGCTAACTAAATAATCTGCATAATATTTAGCAAACAAATTAGTTCCTTTTACCTCTCTGAAAAACTCGTCTATCTCAACACCGAAGTTTAAAGAACTTGAACCATCCGCAATGGTTCCACTTGTAGGCACAAATATTTGACTTGGTCTGTTGTAAGCTGTCAAGGTTTCTTGACCACCACCAGTACCGTTTTGAAATTTTAAACCATCTGAGGTCGCTTGGTTTTTTATATACAAAAGCAATGGTGCACCAATAGTAGCGTTAAAATCTTTGTCTAACATAGCACCTTGACAGATAGTTGATAATATTGTTAAGTCATTATCGTTTGATAACCTCTCGTAAAGCATTTTCTCAAAGTCTAACTCTACTTTAAATTCTCCGCCATCCCATTCATTGTCATTGGAAGCTGGATAGCTTTCTCCAGCAAAATCATTACCTAAAATATCTTCTTGGTTTTGTATTAAAAAACTCTGTTTGCTTTTAAATCCAAACTTAACATTTTTGTATTTTAAAACTTTTTCTATTGTGCTTTTTGAAGTATCTACATATTGTGTAATGTCATAGCTATTACCTTGAGAGTTAAAATCGTTAAATGGCAACGCTTGTATTTGGTCGTTCTCCTTATAAGCTACAAGGTTAAACATTTTAAATATGCTTGTAAGAAAGTCTATAACTTTCATTTTAGGTATCTGCCTTGATATAATTACTTGATTAGAAGTAGACAAAGCCGATAATGTATAAACTCCACTCGCAACGTCTGTTATGCTATAAGGTAGATTAGTTTCTTGTAGTGTTGCTGTTATCTCTATTTCTGTAAAACTTAAAGTACTCGATGTTGTAAGCAGAATTTTAAAATCAACAATACCCTCTCCGTAATTAATGTTAGTTGAGCCGCTTGTATATCCTATGTTAGGCATTAATCTAATATCAAAGTCTTGTGCGCCAGTAAAGTCTTGTTCAAATAAAACAGCATTATCAGAACTTCTTAGAATTGTTAAATTATAATCATCAGAAACACCAGCATCAATATCAAAATTTAATTTGAGCCTATTACCTACTCCAAGTGAACCGAATAAATTTACTGGTCTAATATCTGCTCCACTATCAAAGTCCAAACTCGCGTCTGTTTGTTGATGAAACCTTGCCTCTAAAGTTTGCAAACCCCCACCCTCGTCAGCATTACTCATAAAGCCACTCTCTCTATGTAGCCACATATAAATATTATTAAATTCAGTAGAGTTAAAGAAGTCATTTGAAAGGTCTATGTCGTAAGTGGTTTCTATTGCTTCTATTATTGCTCTAACCTTTAAAGCTGGTTTAATGTCAAGCTGATTTAAAAATTCATTATTAGTGCTTTTATATCCGCTATTTGAAAACCGCATATTCTTGCTATGAGTTATAAGTGGGAAACAAACATCCCCATCAGTAGATGTAAATTTTTCTTTTATCTTGTCGTAAGTGTAGTCAAAATTTAAACTACTTGGAAATTCAAGCCTACTTAAATCGTCCTCGCCTAATATGTCTTTTAGTTCTATTGTTTCGCCAAAGAAAACCAACTTATAAGCGTGTGCCTTGTTGTCTTTCATTGTAACGCTGTTAAGCCTTAGCTTACCTTTTTTGTAGTCTGTTCCGTTTAGCTTTATTAAGGCATCAACTCTAAACCTTGCATCGAAGCTATTTACAACATCATTGTCCTCGTAGTGTCTAAAGAGTTTTGAGTTATGCTTTGAAGCTGGTACATTGAACTGCTGAGAGAATGGCGTAAACACTTTAGAAATGTCCTTAGTGTTCTTTATTGTGTCTGTGATTGTAACACTTTCATCGTTAAACATATCAAGCCTAACATAGTCGCTTTTGATTTGGTATAAATCCCCAGCAGTAAAGAAATTGCTCCCATCAGTTGAAGCGGACAACACTAAAGTCGTTGCGTTTGTTATCGCTGTAACCTTTGCTGTTTTGTTAGTTGTTTTATTGAACACAACATAGCCTACCTTAACGCCACTTGTAAAGTCCGCTGTGGCATCTACTAAATTATTTGTTGAGGTGCTTGTGGCTGCGCTTGTGCCGAACTCTGGGTACTTTATTCCATCCCTTATGTATAACTCAAGTATCTGCATTTAGCGAATGTTGTTTATTGTATCAAAAGCAAACTCTATCTCTATTGTGTAGTTTATGATCTTGTCATTAAGTTGTGTCTTGTAGGCAAATGAGCTACTTGTAACTTGTATCGGTAAGGTCTTAGATTCTATCTCTATCCAACAATCCTCGCTTAGTTGCATCTCTTTAAATACCTCGTTGTAAGCCTCTGGGTAGTAACCAGTATTTAGTGTTAGTTTCTCTTTGCCGTTTTTAGTTAGTGTCTTGTCTTGGTGGTTGCTTATGCTATAACTTGCAGAGCTTATTATATTTTTTTTAAACTTCTCTGTTTTTGTTGTTAGCGTTTCGTTTGTGCGCTTGAAAAACCAAATGTCTTGTAGCGTTCCGTACTTGTTTATAAAGGTAATCTTGTAAGGCGTAAACTTACACTCGCTTTCGCTTGTTACTGTTAGCTTAGTAACGCCAGTAGAACTATCCACTAAGATTGTGTCAAAGTCAAATAGTGTGTATTCGCCTTCAAATGCTGTAAGGCAGTCGCTACCCTCAAAAGTTCCGTTATCTTGTATAACTCTATCCTCAAACTCATCAGAACCATTTACACCGCTTGTAACGTATTCTATTTGTGCGTTACTGTTAGTGCTTGTGCTTATTGCTTTGGTGTAAACTTGTTGTCCGTTTAGTTCGTACGTTACTTGCGTTGCTAAAGATGTATCGACCGCTATAACCGCTGGTGCATCATCAAGCTTAACTATCTTGGTGTTTGACTGTAATACTGCTTGGTTGTTTATTGTAGTAGTAGAGCTTGGAGTTAAAACTGTGTTTTGCGCACCATCCTCAAATAAACCATAACCAAAAAACCCTTTTAGCCCTATATAACTACTCGTGGTTTGTGCTGCGCCTTGTACAAAAGTTGTTGTTCTATAATCTACCCAGAATATGTCTGTTAAGTAATCGCCATCAAATACATTAGTAAAGTAATCCCTTACAAGTTCCGCTATCTCAAAAGTACATACGTTATTAACCGCAAACGAATTTAAAAGATAAGTAGCTGTTGATGGTCTGCTATTAGCTGTGCCGCCTACTCCTTGTGTGCCTTGATATATATACAACTCAAGCTGTGTGCTTGTTAGGTTTGTTACTGTGCCAGTAGTTATGTAGTACGGACTTCTTACGTTTATTTTACTCATTTGTTTATGTTTACTTGTATTTGTTTCTCTAAGCCTATTGAGTAAGCCTCTACTAATTCGTCTGGTAATCTTTTAAAAGCTGCCTCGAATGGTTTGGTAAAAAACAAACTTGGTCTTATACCTCTCTTTTTAATCGCCTTTGCTATTGCAAACTTTATACCCTCACGACTTGCAAACTTACCGCCCTTACCTCTTGGTGCTATCCCCTTTCTAACTACCCAACTATCTAAAGACTTAGTAGGTGGCATCTTGTTAGTGTACTTATAAGGCGTGTTGTATTTCTTTTCTGTTCCGCTTACCCCTTTGTCTTGGAACTTACCATAGTCTGCCATATCAAACACTAAAGACGTTGTTTGTGCGCTTTGTGATACTTGGTAACCCAAAGAGTTATAAAGTTCCTTAGATGCGTTCTTTTTGCCCTTAGATAAGTTGCTTCGTGATTGTTGTATAACATACTTAGCGAACTTGTTTAGTTCATCCCTTAAAAACTTATCTGCTAACATATAGTGATATCGTTGTGTATTATTACGTCCATTGTTGCAGCATACCCAGCAAGTCTGTTATCAAACCTTTCGTAAAATGGCTCAAGCGATGGGTCGCCTTCAAGCTGAAACTTATCGCTATATAAATCGCCACGTCTAAGCACCATTACTAATTTATTAAGAACTGCTAATTGTGTGTTAAGTACATCTTGCTCGTTGTTGTTACCTCTAAAGATGTCAGTAGTAGCATCCTTGCTTTCATCCACAATATCCATAGCCATAACAGTTATGTTAAAAGATATTACTTGTTCTTGTAGTGTAACAGAGTTTACAATAATATGCGCCAAAGGAAATATGCTTTGCTTAGATAAGTCAATGTCGAAGATATCGCCAGTTGTAACTGTGTTTACATTCACATCCGCTAAAAGCTGTGTTTCTATTGTTTCTGTTATTTGGTAAAACCCTCTTATTCCTTGTTGGCTCATTTGAATTTGTTTTTAATCTGTGATGCTTCTATTTGGTTTTTCTCTTTTGTGTATTCTAAATAGGTTAAGCATTGGTGTACGTTTAGTTCAGTGATATTTTTAAATCTTGTAATATCGCCTTGAGCGATTCCATAGAGTGCATTGAACCATCCCCATTTGGCTGTGAAATTAGATGCTGTGCTAAAGCCTTCTCGTTCTTCGTGTCCAAAGAGTTCAGCATAACCATCGATAAGTCCTTGCCTAAACTGTAAAAAAAAACAATAGCACCTAATACCACATCTAAAGGAAAGTCCTTAGCGTTGTCGCTTATGTCTGCATCATAATCCTTTATGGTGTACCTTGTGCCTCGCTTGTGTTCTATTGGTCTGAACAGTACGTTTACCGCTCTGTGTAAATTTTCGTTATCGCCTATGAAAGTGTCCAAGTCCATATACTCGCCAAAGGTCATATCGTCAAGTTCTGGGATGAAGCCATAATCTACACCACCTAAACTAAACTTATTTATTAGCTGGTGGTTAGTGTTAAACATAGTATTGATAATCTCGCATACCTCAGCTATGTCAGTGGCTTTCATATTGCGTACTACTATCTCTGGCACTTTGCAGAATATCTCTACAATCTTAAGTTGTATCGCTGTATCGTGTGTGTCCTCAAGCGTTCCGTCTAACTTAGCAAACTCTTGGTATTGTCCTAAGGTTATCTCGTTAAGGCTTGTTGGTATTCTTAGATTAACTTTCATATTACTTTACTTATTAATATATAAACAATTTTAAATTATTTTAGTGAACAATGTACTTACCTCTATTTGGGTTTTGCAACTGGTAGCCTACTGCGTATCTAATCGCATCTATTAAGTGGTTGTACTTGTCTATTGGTGTGTTGCTTTTGCGTTCTAACCAGCGGTAGTTGTTTAACTCTTTGATGAGGTTTGTACTGTCTGGACTTACCACCAAGTCATAGTCTTGTAGTAGGCTTATTCCGTACGTTACACTCCCTTGACCTTTTATGCTTGGCTTTACGTTACACCCTTTGGCTTTTATTTCGCTTAGTAGTCTTGGCTCTGCGCTATCTCCTACAATCAAACCACTGTTAGCGTGTTTAAGGTTTAGTTCTGCTATTTGTGATGTGGTTAGTCTTGGCAAGTAAAAACATTCCTTTAAATAGATTGTCTTTGTGCTGGTGTTTATGTTTACCTCAACTAAGGTACTTGGGTCTGCTGCGAAGCCATAATCTTGACCCCATACACTTACGCTTGTTCTTCTGAACTCGCCTATACTCCAGTTGCTAAATATAACACCCTCAGCTTTGCTCATCCAAGCACCCAGCATTTGTTGTTTGTATTTCTCTGGTCTGCGCTTACGCATCTGGTCTATTTGGTCTATGTAGCTTTTAGAAAGGTTGTCTATGTTGTCTATGTAAGTGGTGTGTATGTAGGTTGTGTTTTCCTTTTGTGTATTGCTTCCCTCTTGTACCCCTCGTTCCTCAAAGAAGCGTCTATATATAAAGTGTTCTTTGGTTGTGGGATTTAATATCAGTATTACTCTATTGGCTTTACCTTGCTGCCTTACACTTAGGTCTATGGTGTCAAACTTTTGTTCGTCTGTTAGTTCCTCAGCTTCATCTACTACCCAAGTTGTAATACCCTGGAGAGATTTAAGGTTTGCTGTCTGATCGCCACTTGATGTCTTGATACCTCTAAAGATTATCTTGCTACCAGTCTTTTTGTTTATTATCTCATCCTTAGTAATGTGGAAATGTTCTATTGAGCCAAACTGTTCTAACTTATCTAAGAACTCTGGTATAATTGAGATGTATGCTGAGGTTAATGTATAGCGTGTAAATAGTATAACGTGCCCAGCTTCATAGGTAAGCATAACTAAAAGGGCGTTTACTGAAAATGACTTTCCAGAACCACGCCCACCACTAACTATAAAGTACCTACTATCGTTTTCAATAATAGGCATATATTTCTTTTTAACTTTAATCAACGAATTTTATTAAATCTCTAAAATTGATGTTTAAGCCCTCAGAACTATTGATGTCCATACTTTCCTTTGGCTTACCATAACGATAACTTAAATAGGTTTGTAAGGCTCTCATATCGCCCTTAGCTACTAACTTACCTAATGTTTCTATTGCTTCGTCTTTGTCTATTATATTGTCTAAGCGTTCTATTAGTTTTTGCTCTTGTGCTTTTGGTTTTCTACCAGCGCCTTGCCTTGCACCACCATTGTTTATTCTTTTGTCCATAATTGAAAAAGATTGTTTATTCAATAATATATAAACATAACTTTATTTTTTTAGCACAGTACTGGGTTTTTAACTTGTCTTTTTAGTTTAGCACCTTTTATCTTTTGTGGTTGTATCTGTGGCTTAGTAGCTTTTATTAGCTTATCGTATGGCATCAGCCTTGTACTTATAAACTGCATAAGGTTTTCTGTTTCCCATTTCTTTAGTACTTCTGTTATTTCGTCTATTAGTAAAAGGTCTTGTGCTTTGACTTGCTTAGGTATTTTTTTAACTACCTTTTTCTTTCTTGGCATTTTGCACAGTTCAACATTCAACCTAAACTGTCTAACTATTTTGTTAAATATTACTTTGTCGCTGTGTGTTACTGTATTAAAAGTTCTATTGTGATATAGTACACAGTCGTGTGATATACCTACCTTACTGCCTAATAATTGTAATGTGTGTCCAGCTTCTTTAGCAAGTTTACAATATACCTTTCTTGCATACGAGTATTGTCTTTGTCTTACTCTTTGTGTTATATCAAATCCGTAAAGGGTGTTTAGTTCTTTTATTAGTTCGTCTAAGTTCATACTTCTTCTTTCTTGTGTATAATATATCCGTTTTCTTTTAGAAGTTGTATCGCTTCCTTTATTTTTTCTTGTTCTATTCTGTAACTGTCAAATATGTAGTTGTGTATTACCATTGTTCTTTGTTTAAATTATATTCACTTAGGGGTGCTTCCCCATTTTCTTCTAATTCTTTTTGTAAGTTGGCTAAGGCTCTCCAAGCTACTTTAGCTGAGTGTCTTATTAAATCTGTGTCTATCTCCCCAGCTTCCATTAAGTGCCTTGTTAAAGCATCTAACTCATCGCCACTCTTTGACCTATCCCAATGTAAAGGTTTGTTAGGGTGGTGCTGTTGGTTGCCTATCCAAGATGTTTTAGCCACTTCTCTTATTGCATCTGGGAAGTATTTAAGTACTCCACTAAATACTGGCATTTGTTTTCTGTTTGTTTCTTTTAAGCCAAAATCTAACATTTCGTTATAATCAAAGTCATCATCATAAACCCCAGCTCTTTCTTCTTCGCTCTCAAGTTCTTCTTGTTCTTTCATTGTGTATGCGGTTTCTGTTCCACTTATGTAATCTATTTTTTTTGTCATCTTGGTTTTCTTTTTTTTGATTTTGCTGGTGCTTTGCTTGGTGCTATCTTAGACCTTATATTTGTTCTGCTGTAATAGTTTGTTTGTGAAGCTTCATCACAAGATATAAACTTAACCTTATTTTTTGCTTTGCTTATCTCCGTCAAGTTTACCCACTTGCCCTTTATCTTTCTCCATATTGATTTCTTTGTTTTCATTGTCTTTGTCTATTATTAGTTTTAGTGCCTCTAACTTTACATACATTTGAGCAACTATGTTTTCAAGTCTAAGTATGCGTTGTATTTGTGTGTGTTTCTTTTGTTTCATTATAGTTTTTGTTTCAATTTTAATTTTGTTTGTTCGTGTGTTTCTGGCTGAAAGAAATTTTTTAAATCTTCATCATTTATAATTGTATAATAATCTTTTATATATTCTCTTTTATTTTTTTTATTAATTACATTTTTAAAATTATTTAATTCATACACAACAGAATAAGTGTTTGTTTTATTATCTTCTGTGTTTATATCACTTCTAATTATAAAAGATTTCAATTTTGTTGTATCATTAAGCTGCACATCAACAAATTTAGATAATTGTATTAAAGTATTGACACTTATATTATCATTATGTTTTTTGTGATCTATTATAAATGAATTTTTTTGACCAATTTTAGATATAAAACAATCAATATCCATAATACTTCTTTTTCCATCACACATTTTACTAATAAGGTAATTAAATTCATTGTTGTAATATTCTTTTTTATAATTTTTATATTTCATTTGCATTTATTTTAAAACATTGATATTTGATTTTGTGCAACTTCTTTATAGGCATCAGCATTAAATACTAAAATATTAATATTATCGTTGTGTTTTTCTCCTGTGTATTTATAACTTTTAGTTATACTTTCTTTTAGGAGTTTTATTCCATTGTCTTTGCCTTGTTGTATTATTTTTAGATTTGATTTTTTTATTTTATCTACATTGTTACTTTCATTTATTAAAGTCCAATTTTCTTTATTTCTTATCATACCTTTAAATAATGAAGGATTAGAGGTTTTAATATAAAGTATTTTATTATTCTTTTTGTACATTGCACCAAACAAATTAAGTATTTTAATACCAACTCCTAAACCTTGAAAATCAGGTAACACAACTAAACGACTAACTCTATAAGCATCTTTTATAGTTCCGCTTGGCATTGGAAGTATTGCCATAAAACCAATAGGCTTATCATTAAACAATACTACAAAACATTTTGCAGCTTTGTTTAAATCTTGTGTTAGATAATGATGGTGCTTGAATATCTTCCAAGTTTCATATCTACATCGAAATATCTGTAATTCAATTCTTGGTCTTTGCCTTCGATTTGACGCTATCTCAAGACGCCCTTTTTGTGGTGAATAAATCCAATCTGGTTGCAACCAATTCATTATATCAAAATGACAAGACGCTAATACTATTTTTTTGTTTGTTCGTCTTATGTATTTTTGTAGTGCGTTGCTCATAGCTTTTGCTACATCTCTATCTACTACGCTTGTATATTCATCTATTAATATTACATTATTTTCATCTGCTTTGCCAACCATATAAGCTAAACTGGCTCTATATTGTTCTCCATTTGACAAAGTATGAAATGGTCTTAACCAAGTTGGGACACTACTTAAACCCATAGCAGACAGCAAAAAAGTAGCATCTTTAGGTTCTAACCAATCAAAATTAGATATTAGAGATTTTTTGTAATCAAAATTATATGTATCCATTTCTTTTTTAAAGAAATTTTTTAATATAGTTGTTTTACCTGTTCCGCTACCACCATAAACTACACCAATGTGCCATTGTTTTGGCAAATGTTCTAAATTAGCATCTATTGTTACGTTGCTTTGTTCTTTGTTTTGTATGTCAAAAGCTTCATAAACGTACTCGGTGTATTTGTCGTTTAATATATCGTGTTTGAGTTCTATTTTCATAATTCCCCAGTTAAGCAGTAGTTGTCTAAATCTGCACCTTCTATAAAAAACTTGTTATATAAGTCTAATGCTTTTTCTACTTTTTGTTCGCCTCTAAAATAAAATTCTTCTGAGCAGTTAAAAATACCAATGTCAAGGCTTTTTTTATCAAGTACTAAAAAATAAAACGACTTAAAATCTTTGTTAAACAAATTACAATACAGATAGCATTGTACATCATAAGAATATTTTTGTGCCGAGTAGCTAAAGTCTTTTACGCTTGATGCAGTAGTTTTCAAATCTACTATTCTATTGTCAGCTAATACATCTGCCTTACCTCTAAAAGGAAAACTTAATACGTTATCTATTGCTGGTACTTCAAACTCTGCTTTAGTAATTAATTCTTTTGCGTGTTCGTTGCGGTAAAACGCATCTACAAGCCTATCAGCATCACTACGCTCTTTTGCAGTAAATACTCTTGGGTTTTCAGCTTTGGCATCTCTAAACTTCTTTGTGTTCTTGCTTTGCACATCTATAAAGGTTTGTGCTGCAAATACCTCTGGCTCTAATATGGCGGTGTGGAATAACCACCCATCCCTTAAAGCTTGGCTTTCGCCACTCCCATACTCTAAACTAAACTTATATGTCTTAGGACTTGATAGAAGCTGTTTAAGGCTACTACTACTAAGCGCAAGAGTATTTAGTTCTCCATAGTAAAAGGTGTCATCTTCCATACGCTTAAGCAGTTCTGCTTTGTCGTAGTACTTATTGTCTAATAGTTTTATTTTAGATTTCATATTGTTTTAGTTCTTGTTTTAGTTTTTGTATCTCTTTGTTTTTTTCGTTTCTTATTAAATCTACTTTCTTGGTTAGTATCTCTACCTCTGTAATTAACTGGCTTGAGAGTATTCCTATTTCTGTAATTGCCTTAACACAATTCTTTAAATCTTTGTTGTTAGGTTTAGCCTCTTGCCAATCAATAAGTTTCTCAATTAAGAATGAGTACCACAGTCCGTAAGATTGTTTTTGTAGTAAATCCATTCTAACTTTCAGAACCAATTAAGTAACCAAAAGCCACACACAAGGCTAACATAAATATAATAGCACCTTGTATAATTCTTTCTCTTTGCAGTTCTTTTTTAAGTTCTTTGGCTTCCAACTCTTTCTGTGTGTAAACCTCTATTCTATTTTTGCGTGTTTGGATGTGTAACCCAGTTTTTGTCTTTTTCATTTTATTAATATTTAAAGCGCGCATGCGCGCGCTGTTGTTTATTTATTAGTTAATTCTTTTTGATATTGTAAGGCTTCTTTTTTGTTGTTAAAATGAAATTGTTTTAAATTATTATGTTGTATTACATCAAGCCTAAAAGAACTTCTGTTTTTATTAGTCATTAATCTTGTTTTCATTTTATTGTATGTTAATAATTATGCTTCTAATATGTGATGCTCTGTTTTCCAACTCTATCTTTTTTTCTTTAGTTAAAGATTTTTTGTAACTATCGTAATACAATATAGCATCTATTTGCTTTAGCTCTTTGCTTAAGTCGTCAAGCTGCGTTCTCATTTGTTTAATATATAAGATAGTGCAGTTTGCTCGTTCATTCCATAGGCTTGAACCATCATAGTTATCCAAGCCTTTTCTGTTTCTGTAAGTGTTTTCATTGTGTTTTGTTTTTTACAAATATATATAAAAATATTTATTATAAACAAATTATAAACAACTTATTTTTTAAATCCGTTTAAATTTATTATAGAAGCTTGGCTCTCGTCAATCAAATAACAAGGCTTTAATACTTTCTTTTTAGTCCATAGTGTAGTATCTGGGCAGTACATATCTTGTTCTTTTAAATCCTTGAGGCTGTTTAGCCAGAACATATAATTGCCTTTAGGGTCATTAACAAAGTATAAAGCTATTCTACCAGTATCAATTAACTTGTCGTACTTGTAAACCTCAAGCATTTTTTCTTTGTAGTATTTGTTTCTAAACTTAAACTCGATTACTACTTCTTTGCCTTTAGGACTTGTGCCAATAGCATCGTAATGTTCAAAACCTTTGCCAGTATGTGTTAAGTTCCAACCATCAGCATTTAGCAACAGTATTACAGCTTTCTCCCACTTGTGTACATTCTTAATCATAAATCTTGTCTATATCTGCAATCCATTGTACAAGTCTTTTAGGATTGCAACTGCAAGGCTCGTGGTATTTGTGCTTGTAATACTTAGAATGAAGCCTACACAATAGCTTATATTGTTCTTGTGATAGCTTACTCTTGACGTCAGCTTTAAACTGCTGCCAATCTTTTTTGTCTATTTCTTCCATAGATCTATATCGTT